TTTCTCCACCACAGCCGCATGATTCGCCTTCGTACATTTTATTGCAAGATTCGCACTTCATACTTTTGGCTTCGTAAACTTTTTGAGCAGCGCCCTGCATATTACCGTGACGCTTTTCTTTTTTAGAATTTAAAACATAATGTTCTGGGTTGCCAGTATATGGTACTTCTTTGTTGCCTACACGGTCGTCATGCTTTTCGACCTTGTGCTTAGCAACAAAATCTCTATCAGATTTCGCTTTCGGCGCATAATCAACTCCAGGTTCATCACCTAAAGAAAGGTCTGATGTCTTTGAAGATTTTACACCATCAAGCTTGACGCCTTTAATGACGCCAGTAACAGGTTTCTGACCTGGAGCTACAATTCTAAGCGGTTTCGCCATCTGTTTCTTCCTCTGAGTTGTTTTCTAAATCTTCATCATTTTCAGATTCATCAGTTTCAACTGCTGGGCTGAACATTGCTTTGGCTATTTCCATTTTCTTTTCGGCAACAGCGTCATTCAATCTATCAACCATCAAAGATCCAAAAGCGTTAGAAAAATCTATTGGTTTTTGGTTTAAAGTAGCACTAACTAAATCCTGCATTTCGTATTTATTCTCTACCATTTCACACCTCTATTATTGAGCGGCTGATTGGGGTGCACCCATTTGAGCCAATAAATCTTTGTTCTTTGCAACGATTTGTAAAGCAGCCTTATACTTAGACTCGTCTTGCATAGAACGATTACCCTTTTTACGTTTCATTTGATCAACAGTTAACATAGCCTGACGGACTTCTTCCATTTTCTGCTGGTCTTCATTACCAGCTGGAGGTTGCCCTGCGCCTGGAGGAGCTCCAGGTTGCGGTTGCTGCATTTGCTGTTGACCCATTTGAACCTGTTGATTAGCCATTTCAAGTTGCTGTTCAGCTTGCTGGTTCGCAACAATTGTAGGATTAATCCAACGAGGATCTTGTGTCTGATTCTCTATATCAATCTGTTTATCGAGCGCTGCAATATCGTCAGGGGTTTGATGAAGAATATTTTTACGAATCCACTCGTGTGAATAATATTTACCAGTAAATGATTGGAACAATCCAGCTAGGTTCAAACGACCTTCTGCAATTTCATTGTTCTTAAGCTCTGTAAAATAATTATCTTTAGAAAAATCATATTTTAGATAATGTGACAACTGATTGAAATCATCAATCGTCATAATACCTTTAAGAACTAGCTGCTTCTCGAGCATCTTAGTGAATAGCAATGAAAAACGCTGACGTAAACGGATAATGAAACGAGCGAACTTCAATTCGTCTCTAGTAATTTCCGTTGCACGTCCGATAGAAAATACAGCGTCTGAATTTAAACGGCTGATCGGGACATTAAGACACTGAAGAAATTTCTTTTGGAAATATAAAACGTCGTCCATCTGCCCAAGGGTTTGACCGCCAGGTAGGGTAGTAACCTCCGTACCTCTACCACCTTCACGACGAGGAAGCCAATAGTCTTCCAGCATAGTCATAAATTTGCGGTCGTCGCGGATTTCACCAGATTGAGCATCGTAAATCAAACGATTTTTATGCTTAACCATGATATCACGCACATACTGTTCGGCTTTCATCTTCGGTAAGTTGCCAACGTCAATATACCAGATACGACGCTCGGGCGCTCTCGCGAGACGATAAATGACCAGAGCGTCTTCGAGAGTACGCAGCTGGTTCAATGCCTTGATTGATTTATGTAAGTAAGAAAGCACCATCGTGCCTTGATTATCAGTTAAACCTGATACAACATACACAACTGAGTCTTTAGCGATCTTAAGACCGTTTGTTGTAGGACCAGTAGATCTACCACCATAATTGAAACCTTTATCATTAAAGATAAAATATTCATTAATTGTTTTAGTGGTTAGAGCTTCTCCAGAATTTACTGACTGGATTTTCTTCCTAGAAACTTCTCTAACTTTACGGATCTTACGAGGATCTACGTAACGTAATTCTTTGATACCCGACTTAGGGTCTTTCTCGTCGATAACTACATGGTAATACATTCTACCATCAACATACCAACGACGGTAAATATCATAGGCATACTTGTTAAATTCTAAAATCTTTAAACAATTATCAAATTCTTCTGTAATAATCTTTTTAATTTTTTCAGAAACAGGTAAACCTTCTAAATTGATAGTAACGACTCTTTCCTCGTCGATAGAAATTGATTCATTAACAATTTCGTCAATCGCCGAGTCGCATTCTGGATGCAAAGCCATTTCACGGTATTTTGTAACCAATTCAGCTTCCGTACGAACAGTACCGTCAAGGTCGACGTAAGTACCGAACGAGCCACCAGCAGCTACAACAACTGCGCCGTCCTCAGACTCTTTGGGAGTAAAAGACTCAACGTTTTGTTCTAGCTTTTTTCTTTTAAATTCGAAACCGAATAATTCTGCCATTTATTTCTCCAAAATGGAGGGAGTTAACTCCCTCCTATAATCACAAAGTTATTTATAATTAGCCTGGACCAGAAATACCGTCTTGCTGAGAAGCAGCTCCGTATACGTTAGTACCGCCAGCTCTCTTATCAGAAGACTCAATTCCTGGAACCCAGTAATCGTAAGCAAAATTAACTGTGAAAGTTTCAATATTGCTTGAAGTATCCCAATCAAGAGCAATTGCTCCGATTGAAGTTGGGAAAGCTCCGACGATCTGATAAGATCTAATTTCGCTACCATCCTTACCATATTGAATTACTTCCATATCAGCCTTATACTGTTCAGCTCCGATAACAGGGTCACGAACGTTTGAAACCATACGGTTCATTGCGTTTGACCAAGTTTCGAACATAGCACGAACAGCGAAGTCTTCATCATTCATCACAGTTACTGACCAATCAGTAAATGTACGATCTCCAGCTAGCTTGACCTTACGACCAAAATATGGAATATCGAATGATGAGACTTCAGAGGCAGGTAGTTCCGCTGTGCGACAAACAAAGCGGAACTTATCAGCGGAAACGTTGTCGATACCAATGCCTTGTGGGACTGATAGGAAAACGTTGAAGAGTGATGGTCTGGCACCACCGTATACCAGACCACGCTGCTTGAAGGTATTAATGTTAAAAGGCATCTATTTTACTCCTTTTGAGCTTTTATCTATTTATTAGAACTTGCCAACAACTTCTGAGAATTGAACGCCAGTTCCAACAGCCACGAAGTTCAACTGGATGAAATTGATGCTTCTTGCAGGCTTAATATAAATATCACCAACAAACTGGTTAGAATCAATAACCTGAGCCGTATTGTTGCTATCGTCACAAACAACTAGGAAGTCAGTAATACCACGACGACCCTGAATTTGACGAAGGTAAGGAGTTACAAGATTCTTAAACTGAGAACGAGTGAAAGCATCATTAAACTCGAACAGAGAGTATTTAGCTGCTTGAGCAATCGCCTTTTCAAGAACAATGAACAATCTACGAACGTTAATTCTGTCGAAAGCGGATGGCTTCGCAAGAAGTGTCTTATCGCCGTAAAGGATAGTTCCCTGACCTGGGAATGTAACAACTGGGTTGATACCGTTGCTGTAAAGGATATCGCGATCAGCCTTACGTGGGTTCCAAGCAAGCTTAACGATATTCTTAATCTGACCACGGTTGAAACCAGCTGGTGACCACCAAGCGTCGTTAGTAGCATCTGTGCGAACACATAGACCAGCTACGTCGCCGTTTAGAGGGATCCAACGGTACAAGTCGTTATAACGATCATACTGATACTTGTAACCAGAGTCAAGAACAGCATAAGAGGTAGAGCGAAGAGCGCCTCTCCAAGCTTTTAATGTCAATGACTCGTCACCGTAGTTATTAAGTGTAGTGTTCTTATCTGGAGAAATAAGTGCCACGCAATCTTTACGAACTTCGCAAATATTATCAATGATGTAATTTGCAAGCTGGAAGTTTTGTACAGTGATACCACCTACTGAAGTAGTTCCCCCGATAGGACGACCCTGAAGGACTAGGGAAATATCGACGTCTTCTGGTGAAACAAAATAGTCATAAGCAGAGCCGACAGTTGATAATGAAACAGTAGTTTCGTCATAACCGTCTGAACCAAACTGCATATTTACATTAAGCGCAGCTTCATTAGTTGAAGAAGCAACCAATGCAGCATTAGCAGAAGCAGCGCTGCCACGGTCATTAGCCCACCAGATATAATTAGAGTTCTGGTTGATAACTTCCTTGTAGTAGTTTACAGTAGTGTCATTATTTTTAGCGTCTGTAGCACGTGAAAGACCTTTGTAAACTTCAAGCACAGTACCAGGAGTTCCAGTAAACTGACCGCCATCGTCAACAACTACAACGTGAAGTTCGTCGTTAGCAGCAGTGTTACCGTTAGCAAGAACGTAATCAGACTGTCCAGGAGCAACGTCAACAACGTTGAAGAACTCCCAATAACGCTGAAGGTTAGTTTCAGTATACTGAGTGTGAAGTCTGTATGGGTCTTCGAAGTTGATAGTTACACTAGTGTTACCAGCAACTGTTGGTGTTAGGTTAGCAGTAGAACCAGTAGTAGTACCACCAGTTGAGTTAACAATAGCGACTGTTGGGTTAACGGAAACGAAGCCGCTACCAGCCGCAACAAGTGTTAGAGAGCTAATACCACCAGTTGTGTTAGTAGATACAGTATATTGAGCGTTTGTACCAGTAGTTGATACTACACGAGCAACATCGTTATTAGTGTAACCTGTACCACCACCAGAAATAGAAAGTGCACTGATAGAGCTTGAAGTGTAGCTATTTGTAGCAGTAACAGAAGTAACCTTCATGTACTGAAGACCAATAGAGCTGTTACCAGCAAGGATTTGGTCGCCTGTCGCAATATTAAGGTAATTGGTATTAGCAACGCCGCTGAATACAGCTGCCACGCTATTATTACCGATAACGAAAGGAGCTGCAGCTACTGTAACATTACTTTGGAAAGAAGCAGCAGTATCACAAACTGCGATTCTTAAAGAGTTACCAACCATACCTGGGTACTTAGCAACATAAAGGACATCTGTATCGAAATTGCCGTCCATTGTAGTATATTCGTTGTTATTTTTAACAACCTGATTTACAAGGTTGGCAACGTATGCACCTGATCCGATAGCAAGAGCGCTGTATGATGTTTCTTCGTTACCCATATAAAGTGTAACGTTAGCAGTATTTGTAGTAGCTGCTGAAAGGGCAATCATTACACTGTTAGTAACAGAAACAGTAGTGCCATATGGCTGAGCGCCACTGGTTGACTGAGTGATGTACATGTTGCTGTCTAGTGACTGTGTGTTAGCAATCCACTGACCAGTTGCATTGTTAGTTGAAGTGTAAACAACGAATGCGTTAGTTGATGCTGTAACAGTAACAGAAAGGTTAGCACCACCACCACCAGAAGCACCGCCAGTTGAGTTTACAACTGTGATTGTTGGGTTGGCAGTCAAGAAACCGTAACCAGCACTAGATATTGTAACGCTAGTGATACCGCCAGTTGAGTTAGTTGTCAAAGTGGCAGTACCATTACCGCCAGCTGTGTTAGAAACAACCCTAATGATGTCTGTGTTATTATAGCTTGATGTGCTATTGTTGTTTGAACTGATTGCGCTCACGTAACGATTCAAATATGCGGTCACTACAGGAGTTGCACCACTGGTATTAGCAGCACGTGAAACATATAGGCGATTAGCATAAGAAAGGAAGTTTGCTGCAGTAAAAAATGTTTCTGCGTTAAAACCAGTTGGTTTGGCAAAACGTGCGATGAGCTGAGTTTCTGAGTCAATAAGAACTCTTTCTGCTACTGGTCCCCAACGGAACACACCGCCTATAGCACCATCGGATGTGGCTACTGCAGGCACAACGGTTGTGAGGTCAATTTCTGTAACGTTAACGCCTGGGCTTAGTTGAAATGCCATTTTTATATCTCCCTTTTATGAGAACGCATTGATTATTTCTTATATTTATTATAAATGCTTTCTTAGAAGTCTTTTTGCGTATACATCCAGTCGTCTGGTACGTATCTTTCGTAAGATTCGTTAGACATAGTGTCATCTCTACCGTCAAAAACGAACCCAAAAGGCGCTAAGTCTTGATCAATGTCTTGTTCAGTTTTATCTCTCAATGCGTGCAAAGTGTTGATGTTAGTGTAATCTTTAAAATATTGCTGTTCTGATAACCACCCAAAAAGCACTAAACACATAACCAAGTCGTCGTGATTACCTGATTCTGCTTCGTAACTGTTTCCTTTTTTCGAAAATGTTGATAATTCTCGAATAGTGTGAAAGTCGTTAACAATTAGTTGGTTTTGCTCTATTAATAGTTTTAAAAGAGAACAACCGATTGATTTTACGACTTTGGTAGTTCTTATACCTTTGTCAATATTATTACCACCGAAACCGCTAGTAATACGTTTGCCGCTTCTACCTGCATTTTCTGTAAACAGCACATTATCATAACTGAAATCATAGTGAAGCGTATGTGAAACTTGCTCACCAATATCGTTAATTTCGACCAATACAGAAGCATTGTTGTACGCTTTTGCTACACGGTGAATAACTTCTGCATAATCAACTGGCGTAACAGCATTGTTTCTATATAACGCAACCTGCTGATACGGCATCTTAGTAACGTCCAATAATTGGAACGCTGAATAGTCCAACCCCTTACCTCTAGAAACGTCACACACCATCATATACACGTTGTCTGAAACAGGAGCTACATATTGAATTAAACCTTCTCTTTCTAAAATTGCAGATCTAGGAATCAATTCTTTTAATTTCCAACCAGCAATCAATGTACCAGAAGAACCTAAGAACTCGCACTCGTGCTCCTGCGCGAACTTCTCAAGGTCAAAATTCATACCACCCAGAACTTCTTGTTTCCACTGAGCGCCACGGTTTGGTACGTCTGTCCAGTGAACCTTGATATGAGAGTATCCGTTTTTCCCTTCTACTGCATTAACCCAAGTTTTGTAAAAGTGGTTCAAACCATTAGGCGTAGAAACTAGGATAATCTTAGATTCTTTACCAGAAGAAATGGTTGGGTAAACAGAGGTGAAGAACGGGTCCCAGTTTTCAATGAACGCCGCTTCGTCGATAAATAGAAGGTTGATGGTGTAACCACGAATGGCGTCGGAAGAAGTAGCAGCCGCAATAACACGACTGTCGTTTTCTAATTCCATAGAGCGTTTATTCCACTCTTTAACGCCTTGCTGAAGCCATTTAGGTAAATGCTGATACGCTAGTTGAATACGTCCTAGAATTTCCTGAGCCGTGTCTCCCTTGTTAGCGAGTAAGGCTACGGTTTTCTCAGGATTAAAAATAATATACCAAAGAATGAAAGCGCATGTTGTTGTAGATTTACCAGCCTGTCTAGCCGTGGTTACAATGCTATAACGACTATTAGCAAAGTTACGAAGCATTTGTTTTTGATAGTCGTACAATTTGAAATTCTGAAGACCTTCATCTAGTGTGATGATCTTCATGTAAGTCTCTGTAAAATACACTACGTCTTGAGAACACTTGAGGTACTCTTTAACGTATTCAGGAGACCATTCAATTGCTTGATTGGATCTTTTTAGGTTTATATTACCGTTATAACCTTTGAGATTATTAAGGTTCTGATCCTGTTCCATTTTTCATATCTTTCAAGACTTTTTGTAATTCCGCAGTGCTTCCTACGAACAAATTGTTGGTGATGTTTTTAGCATTACCGTTGATTGGAGAATCTACTGCGTTAATTTCACGAATTTTAGATTGTAACTCTAACAAATCTCTATTCGCATTTAGAACAGTGTCCATTAATTTAGCAAGAACCTCGAACGCTCTCGGGTGTTGAGAACTCGTAGCAATTTCTGATAGCGTAGATATAGCCTCTTGACCATTTTCTATCATGGTCAAAACGTTAGCACGAGCTGTTTCGAAATCAGCAGCGGCACTATCATTGTGGGCGTCTATTATCATACTTTTAACTGTTTCATTCATCGGCATAACCCCAAGAGCTTTACCTATGGGGTCGTTGTTTGCATTATCTGTCATGCTATCTCATCTGTGTTGTAAATTTGGGTTATAAAACCGAAATCGTCAGAAACTTCAATTTCATCGTAAGGTATAGTGCCCAAAGTATTATTTGCTGCACCGAAATAATTTATAGGATCGCCGTTTGCAGTAAGTCCAGGTTGAATCGTAACTTTTTCAGCGATAGGTATATCACCAACAACGTCTGCAATTTTACCGTCTTCTACAGAAGGTAGGTAGAAGTTAGTATTAATAAATTTGATAATACCACCCTTTTTAACTGGTCCATAAATGTAACCTTTAAGAGTTAAATCTAAAGTCCAAATAATTGCTCTACGCTTTTCGAAAGCTTGATCGTAGTTGTCAGAATAATTTATACCATTCAACACGACTGGAATATCCATAATGATTTCCATTTCTGGTATCAATTTTACAGTAGTTGTCCAATCAGGTGTGAAAAACGGTAATACCTGTTCAATAATTTTGGTACCATCTTCTGCATTTTTAGCATAGATGTAAACTTTGAAATCGATATTATATGGCACAGGGTTATACTGGTAGTTGAATTTGCTAGCTATAGTGGTATTTTTTACAGAAGACCTACCAACAGTATGTAGTTTTCTTGAACCGTCGTACTTCATTTGACCCATTTCAAAAGAAATGAGAGGCAAAGGTGCAGTTGCAGTTTGACGATCAATACCAGGATCTTGTGTAACACGGGCTAACATTTTATCTTTAGGTGCATATGTGATAGGCACTTTAATCAAAGCTGTAGTTTTACCAGTTTTATCTGTGCGGGTGATATGAATATCGTTGAATAGAGTACCAACGAGGATGACATATTTTCTAATTGTACTGAAATAGAATGTTTGACCGAACATTATATGTTTCTTTCGCTAAATGGGTCTATTCTCGACCAGTCGACAAATTGGTCTGACTCTGTTTGAATTTCGTCGCCTTCGTAAACCGAACTACCCAATAGGGAATTTTCTTGTACCAAATAATCACTGTCTTCTGTCAGCAGAGGACTGCCGTCTTCAGCGTCTATTGTCCAATCAAGTATATTAGTGCTGAATTTAGTTTGCAACGAATCAATTTCAGGAATACCTGTTTTGAGTGTCTCGCTCGAGTACTCGAACAACTCACAAGTCATTTCCCAAGTCTGAAGAGCTCCTAACTGATAGAACATTTCAAACTTGTTAACGTATTTAATTTGGAAACATTTTTTATTGAGAGGAAAATAGATTAGATCGCCTTCGTTCGGGCGAACCTGCGTAGTGTAATCTCCTACTTCCTCATTAAATATTCTTTGAGCTACTGAAAATACAACCCTGTTACGAATTTCAATACCGAATTTAGACATAAAGTCGCCATCGCCACTGAACCCGTCGACTGATTTAATGTAAATTTCTATTGGGTAGGCAACTTCGTAGGATGACTGATCATCAGCACCATAAACATCGTCGTAATTATTCAATTTACGAGGGATGTAATACATATCCTCGCCGTAAATCTTTATAGCTTCAATAATCAAGTTCTCTAAAAGAAGCTGCTCTTGAGAAGACTGAAAATTATTGAAGAAGAAATTGGTTGCCATTTTAGCCTATCATGTCTGTAACTGGTAGCGAATAGCTGTAAATCATTTCTTTTTCTAATTCTGCACGTTCCATAGTAGCTTCATCGTATATCTTTTGACCATTAAATGTCAAACCACCTGGCATTTTCATACCTTCGAATTTCTTAAGGTTTTGACCCCACTGCTGTTTGATCAAACATGCGGTATAACGAAGCAACCAACGATCAGACCAAGTGTCTGCAAATATACTTGGATCTACGATTTCATAAGCTTCTACAAGTAGATAATTATCTGTGTCTATTCTTTCCCAATCCATATCAATGTATAATCTATTCACGTGACGGTTGTAACGTAATGGTTGCTGACCGACTAGCATTTGTTCTAAGAACTGAACGTGCTGCATTGCCATATAGTACGGCACCATAGAAACCGAAGTCAAAGTGTAAAGATCGTTCAATGCGATCTGATAACGAATATTGAACAAATTGTTGGTATTGAGAGCTTGACCGATAGGAAAAATATTAACTGCGCCAATTATGTTTTCTGGTAGAGTTATATACTTGTTGGCTTTATTTGTTGCAGTAACCATATGTTTGTAATATGTTTTCGAAGAACCGTCAAAATGGTAATCCCAGAAATAGCGCAAAGACTCATCGATACGATCCTCAACCTGATCATCATCAACGTTGATCTCGATAACAGGTTTACCTAAACGACGTAGGCAATTTTCTTTGAATTGATCTCTAGTTGTTGGAACAGCCATTCTTAATCCCTTTTTATTCTATTTATTTAATCACCCAAACACGCACTTGTCCGTTCGCTCCAGGATAATATGTTGCAGTAATAGACCCGCCACCTCCGCCAGGAACTGTTGCATAAGTGGTACTACTACCACCTTGACCACCAAAAACACTAGAACCACTTACGTACCCACCTTGACCACCACCCCCACCATAAATCGAACGTGAAATTGTGGTACCGTAAGTATTCATACCAGCAGCTCCTCCAAATACAGACCAACCACCATTACCACCGTTAGCGTCAGAATAAGTTGTACCCCCACCGCCACCAAAAGTTGAATCTCCACCCTTTACCCCACTACCGCCGATAGCTCCTCCCAAAGGAGCGCCACCAAGTGGGTTATTTAAAGTGCTACTACCGACACCGAGCCAACCACCCCCACCACCGCTGTCGTCATATTGGGGGCTACCCCCTCCACCATAAGCATTTAAATTTTTAAAAGTAGTTGTACCACCAGCAAGAGTGCTAGTTCCACCGAGCCCGACAGTAACTGTTTCAGTAGAACTTAAAGCAGAAGCTGCATATGTTCCTATAACACAAGCTCCTCCTCCACCAGAAGCAGTAGTTTGACCACCACCACCGCCGCCCCATAACATAACAAATACTTGTTCATTACCAGACAAACCAGCTGGTTTAGTCCATGTACCGCTAGTATCAAAAATTTGTGTATTAACTATACCAGAATTGGCATTTAAAAATCCTGTTCCCACAGAAATACCACTTAGGAATAAAGAAGGTGTTGAGATAATAGTTGTGTTTACTGTTACATTTCCGACAGCAATAACAGAAGAATTAACTGAAGAATTACCTATAGTGATCGTGTTAGCTAAAGAAACACCATTAACAGTTATAACTCCTGCTATGATTGCATTAGAGACATTTGTATTTGATACGTTTAATGTTGACATATTATCCTACCCTTGTGACCCAAATACGAGCTTCTCCACGCCCACCCGCACTGGCAGGACCTGTAGTGGATTGTTTACCACCACCCCCTCCTCCAGGAGCAGAACCATCAACAGGGGTACCACCTGTTACAACACCTATACCACCATTACCGCCGAAAATTGAAACCCCACCTGCAGTAGCTCCGATACCAGATCCTCCTCCACCGCCACCATAAACTGATTTACCAGCTTGATAGCCGTTACCGTAAGCGCCCCCGCCACCACCGTAGATACTATCTCCACCATTGGTATTATTGTTACCGCCGCCGCCACCGCCAAAAGTACTAGCGTTAGCTCCAGCAGCTCCACCAACAGGACGACCCCCAGCACCACCAGAAACACTAGAACCATTAGATCCAATAGAATACCAGCCGCCACCACCGCCAGCCCCAGCGTTACCTTGCGTGCCAGCTCCGCCACCATATGAAGAGATAGAGAAAGTAGAGTTGGTCCAAAATACAGAAGTTTGACCAGCTAAACCAGCATTACCAGCACCGATGTACACGTTACAAGTTGCATTACATTCAGCTGCGAGTTTATTGAAAACTACACAAGCACCGCCCCCTCCACCACCACCGTTGTAATAACCACCACCACCACCAGAACCCCATAACATGACAGTTATAAAATCATTACCATTTAAATTAGTCGGCTTTGTCCAAGAACTCCAACCAGTAGTTGTGATTACAGAATAATATGTAGAGTTAGGTGTTGAGTTAACAGTAGTGTAAGTTGTACCACCAACAGTGATAGAATTCGAAGATATCGCAGTTGTGTTAATGGTCGTATTGCTAGAAGAATTAGAAATATAAATCGCAGTAGTATTAATACTAACGTTACCTAACAATAGCGTTGTAGAAGTAATAGTGCTAGATATATTCAAGTTACTAGAAGAATTACCAACTGTTATATTGTTGGAAATCAATGAACCTGTAAAAACTGTTGTTGCATTTACTGTAGACATTAACTTATTTTCCTAATCGTATAAACTCGAACTTCGCCTCTTGCACCAGTAGTAAATCCAGCACCGCTACCGCCACCTCCACCAGGGGCTGTTGCAGCTACTGTATTATTACCACCGAATCCACCATATACAGAAGTGCCTACAGCACCAGTAGCACTACCAGCCCCTCCACCATATATAGAAGAGCCTCCAGCTCCAGCGCCACACCCACCGCCTCCTCCTCCGTATATAGAAGAGCCCCCAGCATACCCTGAAACATTACCAGGTCCTCCACCACCAAATGTTGAATCTGCTCCTGGATTACCGACTGTTCCTCCAAGGGGTCCACCACCATTGCCACCATTGCCACCATTGCCGTACCAGCCACCTCCACCGAAAGCGCCTTGCGCAGCACCACCAGAACCACCACCGTAAGCGGTAAACAAACCTCCAGTTGAATTAGCAAATGAACTATTACCACCAACAACACTTGCTGTGGCTGCGGGTCCTACTACGACATTTGCAGTCGATCCAACTTGATTTGCCATATAGTAACCAAAAACAAAAGCTCCACCTCCACCTCCACCTAAACTACCAGTATTACCACCACCTCCACCAGCCCACATATGCACTAATACTAATTCAGCGCCATTATTCGCCCAAGAAGGTTTTGTCCATGTTCCATTGGCAGTAAAAATTTGAGTATTTACTATTTCTGCAGATCCTGTAGCTTGATTTAGGGCAGAAATTGTTGTACCATTAACACTAACGGAACTAACATTTAGCGTTGGTCTCAAAGTAGTGTTAGCGGAATTACCGATTGAAATAGAAGTAGTGTTAATTACCACATTTGCGCCGATAGCAAAAGCTGTGCTATTAACTGATAAAGAATTATCCGTCAAAGTCAAAACATTGGCGAAGGTTGTGTTATTTGCGTTCAATAGGGCTAATTGTAATGTCGACATCTAAATCCTCTAAATAACTTACAACATTCATTATGGAGATAATTATGATCAGGTTATTGTTAGTTTTTATATTATTTATAGTTCCCGCAAAGGCAGAAATCCTAACAGTTATACTACCAGTTGCTGAAGATTCTCATGCTATAAATGCTAGAATTTTTTCGAAATATCTTCAAAGGCATTTACCAAACAATCCTACAATAGAATTTAAAGTTGTTCCTGGAGCTGCTTCGGTTGTTGCTGCGAACTATTTATACAATATAGCCCCCAAAGATGGCAACACTATTGGAGTTTTCTACAAAAACATTCCTTTAGTGAGCTCTATTGGAAGCGCGAATATCAATTTTGATGTTAGAAATTTTACATGGCTTGGTTCAACAGCTGACGGTCGTAAAGATGCTGTTTTAGTTATGTCAAACAAACTTTATGATGGTAACCTTGTTATAGGTTCTGATAATGTGATTGTTGGCGATCCTATTGATATGCTGAAGAAAATATGGAACGTTAGAGAAATTAGAGGTTACAAAAGTCAAAGCGAAATTAGACTCGCTCTCGAGCGCGAAGAAGTTGATGCTATGATCAATAGTATGATTGGTATAAAAACTTCGAAACCTGAATGGTTGAAACCAGAAAGTAAAGTCCAACCAATATTACAGTTCGGTAATGGCATAAACCGCCACCCGAATTACCCTGATGTACCAACGTTAGCCGAGTTCTATAAAGATAAACAAGAGTTAGCTAAATTTGAATCTCAATACGTATTGTTAAGACCTTACGTAGCACCACCCAATATACCAATAGAAAAAGCAGCTACGCTGCGCAAGGCATTCGTAGCTGCTGTAAAAGACCCTGCATATATTGAAGAAGCCAACAAAGCGGGTATAGATGTAAACCTAATCGATTGGCAAGAAGCCGAAAAGATTATATCATCAAATTACTTAAAGTAGGTTTCGTACTCTTCGTCAAGATAATCCTTTAGCACATCGCTACTCAAACACTTTGGTGTGCGCTTATACTTGATCAAAAGATCTACCATTTCTTCACTATTACAAGCTTTCTTAGCTACGTTTTTAACATGCTCGATAAACTCTTTATCGTTCTTATTAGGTGTGGCTAGGAAAGAAGTAGTTTGAACAAAAAGCTTCTTCAAACCTTCTTCAGTTGCTGTAGGAACCTGTAAGTAATATGGATGCCTTTCACGACTTGCCGTCATAAGGATATTGAACTCCTGATCAGGCAATGATGTAGGATCGAAAAGCACAAACTCGTACTCACCAGCAATTGCAGATTGTGCAATATCAGGAACTGTAGCGAAGTTCAAAGGTTTCAGGTTATCGCCAATACCGTATTGCTTGATAAAGTTATCAGTCAAGCTAATACCGATGGCGCTGCTAGAAGAAACCCCATAAAACAACTTTTCCTTAGAGTTCTTAATTCGAGCAATAAGTTCTTCGATACTTTTAGCTCCGTTTCTCTTTGGTGTCATAACCGAAAAGATAGTGGACTGAACGCTCTGAATAAAAACGAAATCCTTAGACTTATCATACCCACGAGCATTGTTGAATCGATTCAACGTAAATTCAGCGTTTGCGGTAAACAACAAAACTTTCCTATTGTCTTTCGCGTCCGCATACGAGCGAGCGATGGCTGATTCCCCCTCAGCTCCAGGGATAACAGAATACTTATATTCATACTTATCATCTAGCGCTGTCATAATCCTAGTAAAGTCTAACACTAGTCTACCGCCGCTATTTGTAAGTGTAAACTTCGTATAAACAGGAATCGTTTCTTTCGCAGAAACAACGCTCGTCATCAAAATACCGAACATAATAATAATCACACGAAACATTTTATTCTACCTTTCCTATGTAATATGGTTTAGTGTTTATCTTCGTATACAGCAAAGATTTATTTTCTATCTTTCTGTATTTGTTCAACATGAAATTTCTACGCTCTTCCATCACTTGTTGACCGTGATGTTTGATACCAGTTTTTTC